TCACGGTCTTGGTGAGGCCGGTGGTCGTCGCCCCGGTGCCCATTCCGTAGGTCGCCGTGCCCGTCGCCGTGCCGATGGTTCGGTCGCATAGGTGAACTCGCCTGAGGCGGGGATCATTGTCACCGCCTTGACCAGCCCCTCGGCGGTGTCGGGATCCGCAAGCGGCCGGAACACCTCGAAGCTGAGCTGCGGCAGGCGGTTGCCGTAGGTCGAGAGCGGCAGTTCCTCGAAGACGACATAGGCCGTACCGCGATAGGCAGGCGTATTGGCCGCCCCCATCTTGGCGGCGATGAACGGGTCGGCTGCTTGCGCCTCGTTCCCCGGATACCAGCGCCAGGTGATGCCGGTCATGTCGAGCGGCTTGCCGTCGGCCCAGATGCGGCCGATGCCGGTGATTCCCCGCCCTGCCGGGCCTCCTCCGCCTCCATTCTCTCCACCGGAGAGAATGGTCCCTCCGGGACCGGCTTCGGAGCCTTCGCAGAGCGCGACCGCAAAGCTGGCATAGTAGAGATACTCGGTCGTCTGGACCCTCCCGCCGCCACCGCCCTTGCCGCCGCCCTGCGTCGTGGTCTTCGTCTCTTCACGGAAATCGGTGGCCCAGATGATGTTGCCGCCGATCCGCATCCGGCCGTAGAGCCGGGGGATGATCGCCCATTCGGTCGCGGACGTGATCCGCAGGGAATCCACGTGATGCGGAGGTAATGCGGCCGCTGACCCTCGATCTTCTGGGCAGGCGCCAGCGAGGACACGATCCAGCTGTCGACGACCGAGCCGATGGTGGAGCCGATGAAGCCGCCGATGGTCGCGGCACTGACGCCGAGGATCGCGCCACCGATCGAGCCGCCGATGGCAGCACCGGCAGCGCCGAGAATGAGAGTGGCCATGTCGGGGCCTCAGCGTTGCGGAAACAGGAAGGCGAAGGCGATGCGCCGCCGCCAGGCTTGGGTGAGCGGTTCCTCGATCACGCCGAGTCGCTCGTAGGCATGGAGGAAAGTGTCGGGGCCAGTCAGGATCCCGACATGTTTGGCGATGGCGCAGGGCATCATCCGAAAGAGGACCAGCGCGCCGGGACCGGCATTTGCCGGGGCGACCTCGGGCATCATGCGGCGCGCGCCTTCGGCCAGCACCTCGCGAGGACCGGTCTCGCCCCAGTCCCGGCTGTAGGGCGGGATCGGAAACGGCTCGGGGCCCACGACTTCGCGCCAGACGCCGCGCGCCAGCCCGAGGCAGTCGCAGCCGACGCCGCGCAGGCTCGCCTGGTCGTGATACGGCGTGTCGAGCCACGCGCGCGCTGCCGCGATCACCTTGTCCGGATCAGCGGTTTTCACAGCACGCCTCCATCATGGCCACCGTCCTTCGTCGCATAGCGCAGGACGGCATCCTGGCCGGGGATATGCGGAAAGCCCCGGAAACTGGCGGTGTTGGCGAACTTCGCGCCGCAGGTCTCGATCCGCTTGTCGCAGCCCGCGCGGATCGTGAAGCTGTCGTCCTCGGCTATGGCCCGCACCGGTGCCTCGAGCAGGGTCAGCACGGCGATGCCGTCCGTGACGTCATGGCCCAGCACCTCGGTGCGCCGCCCAGCATTCGCGCCGCTCGTCCAGTCCAGCGTGCCGAATGTGAACCAGCCAACCTCGAAGGCGCCGAGACCGGAGGCGGTGAACGCGCGGTCGCGCAGCAGATCAACCACAGCACCCGCGCCCTTGAAGGCGGGGTCCTCGAGATCGACGCCGCAGCGCGCATCGCCGAGCGCGGCATCGCAGGTCGCTTGGAAGGTCCGCCCGACAGTCTGGCCGAGGACATGGGCGAGCGAGCGGACCTCGGCCACGAAGGCCAGCCGCCCGCGCCTGATCTGCCCAAGGGCGCCGCGCCGCATTAGAACACGTTGGCCCGTGTCGGCCCAGTTCACCCGCCAGACCTCGACCGCCGCGTTGTCCCAGCGGCCATCGAGGATGTCGGTCTCGGTGATGCGGTCCGAAGTCAGCACGCCTTCCGCGTCCTGCGCATCGACGGACAGGTCGGAACCCGAGCGCACCTCGGAGGCCGTCAGCCCGCTCTCGGGTTCGAAATCGGTGCCGTCGAAGCTGAGCGTCCGGTCGTGATCGGTGAAGCCGAAGGTGACACCATCGGCCCGGGCGATCCGCCAGCACCACGCGAGTGTGGTCGTGCCCTCGTCGAGATGGGTCTGCAGCGCGGGCGGAAGGGATTTCACTTCCGCCCCCAGCCGCGAAGCAATGCCAGAGAGGCCAGCGCGGACGACACCACACCACCGCCAGCGCCGGTCAGGGCATAGAGATTGAAGGGCCTCAGGTCGAAGGTGCCGGTCGCCAGATCGAAATCAGCCAGACCGGCCATCGCCAGACCAGAGGCCGCCAGACAGGCAAGGTAGATCAGCCCACGCGCGAGGTTCCAGTTCATGATGTTGCCTTTCCTTTGAAATGGTCCAACAGCCTCCGCCACCAAGACGGGGCAACAATGGTTTGCGTCGGCACCGGCGCGCTTTCGGGACGCAGCAGCGCCAGCGCCTCGTCCTCGGTCAGGCGCCGGATTGGTCGCGAGAAATCGACCCAGCCGTCGCGGTCGACCGACCAGACCGGAATAGTACCGGTCGGATAGTGGCCCTTGGCGAAGAGGTCGCGCTCGGCCTCGCGGCGCGGGCGGATCGCGGCAGGCTTGAGCCAGCCCATGAAGGCTGCTGCCGCAGCAGCCCGGTCGCCCGCGTTCAGGTGCCGGGTGAGCGCCGCCTTGGCGATGCCGCCTGTGTTGTAATGGAAGGAGACCAGCGCATCGAATTCGTGCCGCTCGAGCGGCACCTTCACGGCGCGCAAAACGTCAGCCTCGTAACGCGCGAGGTCGGCCTGGAAGACCCGGAACGCCTCGCGGATCGCGGCATCGAGATCGGCGGGCATGCCGCGCGGCATCGTGGCGGGATCGGGTGCCCCGGCGGCAACCGTGTGGCCGATGCCGAAGGTCCACACCTGTTTCACATCGAGATAGGGTCCGGGCACGATCCCTTCGTGCCGGACGAGGGCCAGAAGGCCGCGATCAGACATTTTCTTGGCAGTCATCTGCATGGAAGTCACCCCAGAAGCGAGAGGATCAGGATCAGCGCGGCGACGGCGATGCCGACGCCCAGTCGGTGGCGGAAGGCCTGGCCGGGATCGGACGGGTCGCAGCGCAGGGAGCGCGCGAGGCGGAGAAGGTCATGCATCGCCATCGCCTTTCCCGGCGTGGCGCAGTCGGGCGAGCAGCACCTCGATGAAGGCCGGACCGAAGACGCCGACCAGATAGGCGGCCGAGCCAGCCGCGCCCCCGGCCGGGATCGCCTCGGGCGGCAGGCCGAGCCAACGGGTGATGATCGCCATCGACAGGCTGCCCATCCCGGCTGCGATCAGACCGCCGAGCAGGATGTGGCGCAGCGCGTCGCGCAGCCGCATCTTCGTGGTCAGCGCGTTGGTCGCTCCGCCGAGCGCGCCCCAGGCGGCGAGGATCACCGCCGTGGAGGCGAGCAGTTCCTTCAGCGCCGCCGCCAGAAATCCGGTTTCATCATTCATCGTCGGATCTCCAGAAGCGGGATGGAGGTGATCGAGCCAAGCCGCTCGAGATCGAGCGTTACGTCGAGCACGTCGGTGTCGAAGCGGACCGGGACATCGAACTCGAAGCCTGCGGTGATCGCGACGCCCGCGCCCGGCGCGGTGGTGAAGGTGATGACGCCGGTCGTGGTATCGACGGACCAGCCGGACGCTTGGGGTGCGCCATTCAGAGCGACGGTGACCGAGCCCGCGACCGGCTTGGCGATGGTCCGCACCCATGTCTGGCTGCCCGAGGCGTAGCGCTTCACCAGCTGGAAAGTCGTCGTCGCACCGTCGCCGGTGCCAATCACCTGGTCGGTCGGTGCGGTTGTCCCCGAAGGCAGGCAGGATTTGTGGTCGCCCCAGTCCTTGAAGCGGAACCCGTAGAGCCGCCCGTTGCGGGCCTCGAAGAAGGCGACGACCGCCGCCAGATCGTCGGCGCGGCGGATGCCGTAGGCGACATCGTAGCGGCGGCGCGAATTGGCCCAGCTGGCGTTGCGCTCCTCGTCGCCCGAGGCCAATTCGACGATCTGGGTGCGCCGCTCGGGTCCGCCCCGCGCGCCCCGGCTGATGTTGTCCGGAAACCGGACCTCATGGAACGCCATCAATTCTCTCCGTGGTTCGTGCTCTGGCCCCCGCAACCGGTTCCCACTTGCGGGGTCGCACTCACATGCCCCTCCGCCCGAGCGAGACCGCCCGGGCGATGTCCGCCGCGACCTGCGTGCGGGACTGTCGGAAGCTCTCGGCGTCGCGGGCCATGATGGTGACGTTGATCCCGCCGCCCGCGCCGTAGCTCTGTGCCTCGCGACGCGAGAGCACCTGTTCGCCCCGCTGCAGGATTGCCGGAACCTCGTCGTGCCGAAGCCCGACAGCGCCGCCCGAATGCATCCGCGGCGCGGCGGCGAAGGCCATGGCCGGGACCATGCGCGAGGGGCCGGACGATCCGACCATGCCGCCCGCGTGCAGGATGTTGGCGAAGATCCCGCCCGCGCCGCCAAGCGCGCCCGAGAGCGCGTTGGCGATGGGACCGAGGATGAAGCGCCGCGCCGCCAGCTTCGCCAGATCGGCAATGAGCGAGGTCACCAGATCGCGGAAGTTCAGCTTGCCGGTCTTCACGAACTCACCGACCGCATCTTCGGCGGACTGAAACGCGCTGACGAGGCTCTGGCCGATATCGCCGCCAATCTCCCGCGCCCTGCTTGCATAATCCGACAGCGCCGCCGTCACGGCCTGCCATCCGGTCAGCGCACGCTCGGCCCCTTCGCCAGCGGCGGTTCCGGCATCGCGGGCAGCACCTCCGGCGCCATTGGCCGCGGCGGCGGTGTCGTCGAGCCCGGTCGCGAGCGCATCGGCGGAGGTCGCCGCATCTGTCAGCGCAGTCTCGGCCTCTGTGCCGGACCCGGTCAC